AGTACTTGGCTTCGATTGAAGATAACGCTGCTCCTTTTAAGGAAGAGCAAACCAGATATGAAAGATTGTGTATCTGGCTTCTGTGGTATGTCTTCGGGGATAGGCGCTCAAGAGAGATTGCCTGTAAGATGGCTGAGCGTATGAAGCATTGGAGGGTGTGTGATCATGAAGCTACGAAAGACTAAGCTGCTCATGCATCCTGAATCTCCTGGGATAAGGATTAGTGTTACAAGATGGTTTTGGGAGTGGTGGTTTAAGCCAAGAGGTTTTGCTACCTATGAAGAAGTGTTTGAGTACTATGCCAAGTGCAAGAGGGTAGAGTGATGGCCGAGCCTAGAGGTTTACAGAGTGGTGGAGAAACTTTGCGCTTTGCTCCTGATATGGATACAGCAGAGTTCTTAAGTAGGCGTAACTTAGGTAAACATTTTCAGACTGGGAGTGATTATTCCAAGTATGAATCTGATATGAAAACTCTTCAACAAAGGATGCCTCCAGAAACATGGGAAGAGATGAAGAGGAGAAGCGGTATCAGTATGAGAAATATTGATGCTGTGTTGAATGATAAAGCACAGATGGCTAAGTATAGTCAGGATGCTTGGTCTAGGGCTGGCTTGGCGGGTTTACGTACATTGCCAAGGTATGTGCCTATGGGTTTCGGTATGCAGAACATGACTTTACCTATGGATGCATTAGCGGCTGTAGAGAGTAATGCTAAGACAGGTATTCCTGAACGTGCATTCTTTTCTGGGGGAGTAGCACAGAGAGGTAATCCAGATTTACCTGCAGTACTTAGACATGAAGGAAACCATGTAGTTGGTGCTAGGGACGGAGGTGAGGTAGAATACATGGATTCATTTTATGGGCATAGGCCAATAGCTCCCCCCGACTTTTCAATGCTTAGAAGAATATTGGATAAGGCTGCTCCATACTCAAGAAAGGATGCTGAGAGCCTTAAGTATGCAGGCCCACCCGTACTACAAAGAGACAGAAACATTACACCGGAGGATATTCAACAAGCTGGTTTGACTTCAAAGGAGTACTTACAGTTGATTGATGCAGCACACACTATAGACCGTACTACTCCAAGAGTGATTAAGCGTACTCTTCCGGGGGATACTATGTGGGGTGATTTCATTAGAGGTATCCAAGATGTAGTAGGTGAAGGGGATATTACTAATGCAATGAAAGCATGGTCAGAGACGCCAGACCAACAACGTAAGTGGTATAGAAAATGAGTAAGCTACACGCTGATGGTATGCCTTGGCAGGTAGAGGATTACCTCAACAATATTGATTACAGTATTGATCCTAATTATGTACCCAGTGACTTTGCATTAGAGTTTGTTACGTTCATCAAGTTGGTTAATGGAGCACAGGGGGAAGAGAATCTTACTCCTGTGGTTCACTATTCAATGTTGGATACGATAACAGACAGGGGTAAGAGGGTTCTCAATCTGTGTCATCGTGGTATTGCCAAGACAACACTGATGGCGGAGTACTTGTTTCTGTACATTGCTACTTATGGTGATCTACCTGGATTTGGGCCTGTAGATTTGGCTTTGTATGTTAGTGACTCCATTGAGAATGGTGTTAAGAATATGCGTAAGAATCTGGAGTTTAGATGGGATAACTCTGATTTCTTGAAGCAGTATGTTCCTACTACCAAGTTCACGGATATTCGGTGGGAGTTTCAGAATGCTGATGGTAAGGTATTCATTGTTAAAGGATATGGAGCAAAGACTGGTGTTCGTGGTGCCAAGGAGATGGGTAAACGTCCTCAGTTAGCGGTACTGGATGACTTGATTAGTGATGAAGATGCACGCTCTACTACGGTTATCTCTGCTGTAGAGGATACTGTGTATAAGGCTGTGACTTATGCATTGCATCCTACAAAGAATATGATCATTTGGAGTGGTACCCCATTCAATGCAAAAGACCCTTTGTATAAGGCAGTAGGTTCTGGTGCATGGAGGGTTAATGTGTTTCCTGTATGTGAGACATTCCCTTGTGATAAGGCAGAGTTCAGAGGTAGTTGGGCAGATCGTTTTACGTATGAATACGTGAAAGAACAGTATGACACTGCTGTGAAGACAGGTAAGGTAAACTCCTTTAACCAAGAGTTGATGCTACGAATCATGAGTGAAGAAGACAGGGTTATTCTGGATAGTGATCTTCAATGGTACTTCATTGATGCTGTAGTTAGGAACAAGAGTAAGTTCAATTTCTATATCACCACTGACTTTGCTACCAGTGAGAGACAGAGTAGTGACTTTAGTGTGATCAGTGTCTGGGCATACAACAACAATGGTGATTGGTTTTGGGTTGATGGTATCTGCCAACGTCAGTTGATGAACAAGAACATTGATGATCTGTTCAGATTGGTGCAGATGTACAAGCCACAGTCTGTAGGGATTGAAGTGACAGGACAACAAGGAGGGTTTATTTCTTGGCTTCAAGAGCAAATGATGAACCGGAATGTGTATTTTACACTGGCTTCAGATGGGAATGACAACAAGCCGGGTATGCGTCCTAACACAAACAAGATGACACGTTTCAGTACTATGGTTCCAATGTTCAAGGCACACAAGATGTTCTTCCCCTTGGAAAAGAAGAGTGAACCCACCTTGGCTGAAGGGTTGAATGAACTGAGTTTGGTTTCAGTGAGTGGCTTCAAGAGCAAGCATGATGACTTCATTGATACGGTATCAATGCTTTCAAGCTTGAGGGCATGGAAACCAAGTGAAGAAACTACATTGGTGTCTCACTCTGGACATAGTAACATGTGGGACATTGAGGAAGATGTGGTGGAAAATCCTCGTATTGGTTCCTACATTGTATAGGTGATACATGAAACTCTCTGAAATCTTCACACAACTCTCCTATGGAGAGCTTAGCCAGATGGCTATTGGTAACTCTGGTGCTGGAACTATCGAAGATGCTAACTATGATCGGTTGGTATCCAGTATTAATCTTGGTTTAGCTGCATTACACACACGATTTCCTATCAGACATGGGGAATTTGTAGTGGATATGCAGACAGATCAAGTGAATTACCCTATCCATCTGAAGTATTGTGCTAGTAATACTGCTTCTACTGAACCTGTTAAGTATATTCTTGACACAAGTTCCCCATATCTCAATGATTTGATGAAGATTGAGAGAGTGTTGACTCAAGATGGTGTGGTTTTGCCTCTAAATGATGAGGCGGATGAGTTTTCTTTGAGTACTCCTAGCTTAAGTACGCTTAGAGTCCCCATTGATATCGTTAATCGTCTGGCAACCACTCCTTCTGAGTACCTTACTGACACCCTTACTGTGCAATATCGTGCAGCACACCCTTATCTGGTTCCCGGAGTAGGGCATTACCGTGCAGAGACCGTGGAGATTGATCTTCCGTATCAGTATCTTGAAGCTCTCTGTTACTTTGTAGCAAGTCGTGTGAATAATCCAATGGGTATGACCAATGAGTTCCATTCAGGGAACAGTTATGCTGCCAAGTATGAACTTGCCTGTGCTTCCTTGGAGCGTGATAACATACGTATTGACCAAGTAAGCCAGCCAAATCGTATTGAACGTAATGGTTGGGTGTAACTTCCACTGATTGAATGGGTACTAACATGAAAGATGAAGATGATATGGATTTGGATGAAGTTACTCCAGACGATAAGTGGAAAGTGGATTGGAAGACTCCACCTAAGCTGGCTGACTTGAAGCTTGATTACCAAGAAGCAAACATGGTGCATGAGGCTCAGTGCAGTAAGATTGATGAATGGCTTGATAACATGCATGTTAGGGGTAAAGCTGTAGTAAAGACAGCCAAGAACTCTTCCAAGATTGTTCCTAAGCTTATTCGTAAACAAGCTGAGTGGAGATACCCGGCATTGACTGAACCATTCCTCAGTACAGAGGATTTGTTCAATATCACTCCCGTTACCTGGGAAGATAGGGATGCTGCTAAGCAGAATCAGATCGTATTGAATAACCAGTTCAATACCAAGATGAACAAGGTAACGTTCATTGATAACTATGTACGTGCTGGTGTAGATGAAGGAACTATCATTGCTCGTGTTGGTTGGGAGTTTGAGGAAGAGGAGTATGAGAAAGAAGTTCCTCAAATAGAATTTAGAATGAATCCCGCATATATGGAGATACACCAACAACTTGAACAATTGAAGGTGGAATCTCCAAGCCAATACGCTACAGATGTGCCTGATGAATTGAAGATGGCACATGATATGTCTATGGAGTTAGGGCAACCCATCGAGCCTGTGGTATTGGGTATGACGATGGAGAAAGCTGTACGGGTAGTTAAGAATCAACCTACAGTAGAAGTATGTGATTATAGGAATGTGATCATTGATCCCACTTGTAAGGGTGATATCTCCAAGGCTAATTTTGTGATTTACAGGTATGAGTCTTGTTTGTCTGAACTACGTAAAGCAGGTAAGTATCATAACCTAGAGAAGATCAACATCAAGAATGTAAGTGTACTTGCTGAACCTGATCATGCTACACCTGAAGGGAGTAAGAACTTTACCTACAATGACAATACACGTAAGAAGTTTGTCGTATATGAGTATTGGGGTTACTGGGATATCAATGATGAGGGTAAGACGCAGCCTTTTGTATGTTGTTGGGTTGGGGATGAAATCATCCGTATGGAAGAGAATCCATTCCCAGATAAGAAGCTTCCCTTTGTAGTGGTACCCTACTTGCCGGTTAAGAACAGTGTCTATGGTGAACCTGATGGTTCATTGCTTGAAGATAACCAGAAGATTATCGGTGCTGTTACACGGGGTATGATTGATATTCTGGGTAAGTCAGCTAATGGCCAGACAGGTATTCGCAAGGATATGTTGGATGTAACCAATAGGCGTAAGTATGACTCAGGACAGGACTATGAGTTCAATCCTAATGTAAACCCCAGAGAAGGGGTGCATATGCATGTCTTCCCTGAGATTCCTGCTAGTGCTCAATTTATGCTTGGCTTGATGAGTCAGGATGCTGAGTCCATGACTGGTGTGAAGAGTTTCAGTCAAGGGGTTAGTGGGCAGTCCTTGGGGGATGTAGCTGCAGGGGTAAGAGGAGCATTGGATGCAGCTTCTAAGCGTGAGTTGTGTATCTTGCGTAGATTGAGCCAAGGCATCATTGAGATTGGTCGTAAGATCATTGCCATGAATGCTGAGTTCCTTTCTGATGAGGAAATCATTCGAGTATCCAACGAACAGTTTGTAGCTATCCGAAGAGATGATCTTCCCGGTAACTTTGACTTGAAGTTGTCTATTTCCACTGCGGAAGAGGATAACAACAAGGCACAGGAACTAGCTTTCATGTTGCAGACGGTAGGCAATAGTATGGATACTGGTATGTTTACCATGATCCTGTCTGATATTGCTCGACTACGTAAGATGCCTGACTTGGCTAAGAAGCTGGAGAAGTATCAACCTCAACCTGATCCATTGGCTCAACAGAAGGCACAATTGGAGATTCAATTGCTGCAAGCACAGTTGGCTAATGAGATGGCAGATGCTCAACTTAAACAAGCTAAGGCAGGTACTGAACAGGTCAAGGCTGGTAATATCAAAGCAGATACTGACATCAAGAACTTGGACTTTGTGGAACAAGAGTCTGGTGTTAAGCAGGAACGTGCTAAGGAACTTCATGGAGAACAAGCACGTAGTCAGATGAAACTGAAGGAGATGGAACGAAACTTTCAGTTAGAAGATCGTGGTTATGATATTGCCAAGGAATATATGAAACTACGTGGTGGTAGGTAACTATTCCATAATGGGAGAGGGGAGGATATACTCCCCTTGTAATTAACTCCAACTGAGAGGCATAAGCCAAATGAGTGAGTATCAAGTAGAACAATTGCAGCATAGTATTAAAACTGCACAGGTTAAGGTGGATTTAGCACAGTCATTGGAACGTCTTCGTAAGAATAGGGACTTCCATGCTGTGATTACCCAAGGGTATTTGATTGAAGAAGCATTGCGTCTTGTGTATCTGAAGGCAGAACCTTCTATGCAGACTCCGGTTAATCAAGCTTCCATTGAGAAGCAGATTGATGCTTTAGGCGTTTTCAATTCCTTTCTGACTACGATTGAATTCCTGGGACGCCAAGCAGCCCGTACTATCGAAGCAGACAATGAGACACTGGATTGGATTCGTCAAAACCCTAATGGAGAAGAACAATAATGCCTACTGAAGCCACTGAGACTCAAGACTTCTTGAGTATGTCTGATGAAGACATTGCACAGCACAGTTATCCTCCTGGAG